GTATTGGTGGATTGCTCGGCTCCCTTCGTGGCAATGCGCGATGCTTCCTTGGCGCAGGTCATTGAGCAGGTGGTCAAGCCCCTAGGTATTTCCCAGGTCGAGATCCGAGCGACCAAAGCCAAGACGCGCCGCCGCATTCAGATAGAGCCGGGGCAAACGGCTTGGGAAGCCTTACTGCAAGTGGCTGAAGCCAACGGGTTATGGCCGTGGGTCGAACCGGATGGTCGGTTGATCATCGGCGGTCCAGATTACACAGCGCCGCCAGTGGGAGCATTAATCCTGCGCGAAGATGGCGTGGGCAACAATGTTCAACGCCTGAGCGTGCATCGCTCTATCGTCAATCGCCACAGCCAGATCACGGTACTCGGGCAGCACGGCCAATTCGATAACGACGGACTTGATAGCAAGCGCGCTCATTTGCGTTCGGTCATCCAAGACGAGACCCTCGCTCGACGCGGTATCTTTCGCCCAAAAGTCGTTATCGATAGCGCCAGCGAAAATCAGGACATGGCGACCACCCGAGCACGCAAGCTGCTGGCAGACAGCCGTCTCGAAGGGTTTGAAATCAGGGCAATCATTATGGGCCATCGAGCACCCAATGGACGAGTCTGGACACCAGGGCAACGGGTTGTCGTGCGCAGCGAACCCCATGACCTGGATGCCACTTACTTTCTGATGGCCCGCACCCTGCGCCTGTCTCGCGGCGAAGGCGCCATCACAGAGCTACGTCTACGCGAAGACCGAATGTGGGTCCTCGATGCCAAACCATTGAAAAAACAAAAAGGCAAAGCCGATCAGGACGCTGCCTTTATCGAACTGATCAAGGGGCTCTAATGAGCAACATGGCGCGTCTGGTGCGCGAGCAAGTCAGCCGGGTGATGAGTAACGTTCGCCAGGCATTTCGCGCCACTGCGGCGCGTAACACTCACGGCAAACTGATCGGCGTAAACATGCAAGGCCTAGCTGGGGAGTCGGTCTCCGGCGAGCTGTTCCAGCATTACGGTTTCAGCTCAGCACCACTACCAGGGGCGGAATATCTCGCCGTCCCCGTGGGCGGTAACAGTAAACACACTATCGTGGTCGCCAGCGAAGATGGCCGCTATCGCATCACCCTGCAGGATGGAGAAGTTTCCCTGTATACGGATGAAGGCGATTACGTGCATATGAAACGCGGCCGCGTGGTTGAGCTAGTGACCGACACGCTGCTGATCAAGGCAGCGAGCAAGGTCCGGTTTGAAACGCCTCTAATTGAGGTAACGGGACATCTTCAGGTAGACGGGAATATCAAGGCCGATGGGGACGTGGCGGATCAGACTCGGAGCATGCAAGCAGGACGTGATCTATACAACGAGCACGAGCACGAAGATGGCTCAAAGCCATCGCCACTGCAGTGAGTTCATGATATTAAGTTGGATCCAATTAGGAGGCATTAAATATGGATACCGCTTTTTGCACTCTGAACAACACGGAATACACCGGCCCCAAATTTGCCGCGCTTCCTGACACAGAGCGTGCCCACTACCGCCGATATCTTGTTTGCGTCAAATGTCGAACCACTGCCTATTTCCGTAAAGAAGCTAAGAGCGGACAAGGTCCATGCTTTGGTGCAAGGCCTCATACCAACTGTCCCCTAGCCACTCCCGAATCTGTTCGCGGCATCGGGGCTGGGAGTGACGAGCAGGACATACTACATAATCCAGGAACTCGTATAGTCATCGACGAGGCTCAGGGCGCCGGGCCTGTCGTAAATCGTGAAGGTGACGGCGAGACTGGCGGTGAGAGCAGAGGTGGAAGATTTACAGGTACCGGTGCGAGGCAAAACGCCGTCTCGCACAAGAGACTTCGGCCGCTACTCCGAAGCCTGATTTACTCGCCCGCTTTTCGCTCTGCAGATACTTATATAGAGCTGCCAGGGCGAGGGGCATGGCAAGCACGTGATTTGTTCGTGAACTTTTCTGATGTAAGTGGATGTAGATCACAAACACTCTATGGATTTTGGGGCGTTATCTATGACACTGGCGTGGGTTACGACAACTCCTTATGGATAAACACGGGAGACCGTGAAGTTGTCAGCATCGTGATTGACCCAGAGCTAGTACAAGCGTTTTTGAGTCGTCATAAAGTCACCATAGGTGAGCTGGACGGCTCACACATATTGGTATTCGGCACCATCTCGAGATCTGGCAACGGCAAGCAATACATCAGGCCTGCAAGCATTGAACTGACTGCGTTGAACGATGATTGACGTCATAACCCCCTTCAAGATTTCGGTCGTAAGCTATATAGCCCCCATTGGCGAAAAGTCTTAAACCCTGCTGAAACACCGCCCCGCCCGCAAGCGGGGCATCCTGCCTGGCATGGACTCAGGCATAAACCCAATCACCGGCGACTTGACGGGCCAGCGCATCAACACGCTGGCCAACGCCGTCTACCTTCGCCTTGCAACACCCCTCGGCAGTTGGTGGGCCGATCCTTTGATGGGATCGCGCCTGCATGAACTGCGCCGCGAAAAAGACCGGTCGCGTGTAGGCACCCTTGCCAGGCAATACACCGAACATGCGCTTAAGCCGCTACTGGATGACCATCGAGCCAAGTCGATCAGCATCACCAGTGACCAACCGCACAATGGCTGGCTGCAACTACATGTGGTTGTCATCGATTCAACCGGCCACCCCCAGATATTCCGCCACCCGGTAAAGGTGATCTGAAATGGCCTATACCTCCCCTTCCCTGGAACAAATCCTGACGGGCATTCTGCGGGATATTCAGAACGTACAAAGCGAGGCTGATATCGGTACAGACAGCGACCACTACGTGCGCTCGGCCGCCGTTGCTGCTGCTATTGAAGGCCTTTATCAGAAGCTTGCGTGGCTCTATCGCCAGATATTTCCTGACACGGCCGACGAGGCAGAGTTGATCCACGCCGCCGCAATCAGGGGGTTAAGACGGAAAAGCGCTGTCGCAGCCTCAAGCAATGTGGCGTTGACCGGAACAGTTGGTGTGGCGCTGCTGCAAGGTGAATTGATCAAGCACGTCGCGACGGGGGAAGAGTTAGTCACCACCGAAAGCGCGACCATCGACAGCGATGGCAATGGCTCGGTAGCGGTCAAAGCGCAAAAGCCAGGTGCTGCATTAAACACTCTGTCCGGGGCCGTTTCTCTGGTCAGCCCACCCTTGGGCATGGACGCTGCTGCCGAACTCATCGCGCCACTGACCGGCGGCGAAGATCAGGAAAAACCTGAGTCGCTGCTAGCTCGGTTGTTAGAGATTATCCAGAACCCGCCAGCGGGCGGTGCCGACTATGACTATCGGCGCTGGGCCAAGGAAGTGGATGGCATCACCGATGCGCTAGTGTTGCCGAGAAAGCGAGGAGCCGGAACAGTTGACGTTGTAGTGACTGCGAATGACGGGCTGCCTTCTGCCGACGCTATCAGCAATTGCCTGGAGCACATCGAGACCCAGTGTTCCGTCATCGCAGACATTTGGGTTTACGCGCCGACGATCAGAACCGTGGACAGCACGGCACTCGTCGAACTCGCCAAGGACTACAAACTGGCGGATGTCCAAACCGCTGCGCAAAAAGCCTATTCGGGGTTGCTCGGGGACCTGAAGCCGCGTCAACCGCTCAAGCGCTCGCAGATCGAGGCCATGATTAATAATCTGGCCGGGGTGATTGATCGAAGTGTCACCCTTCCCCCAGGTAACGTTGATGCAGCGGACGACGCCAATGCCGTCGGTTGGATTCGCCCCGGCTCAATTACCCTGGGGCTGATGTCATGACCGGCCTGGCTGATCAGCTCAGACTATTGCTGCCACCCGTTTCCTATGACGGCAACGCCCCCAACTTGTCGGCGACTCTGGAAGCCGAAGCCAACGCATTGTCGGCTAGCGAATCTAAATCGGAATCGGTCTACACCACCATCTTTGCCGACACCGGCCAAGGCCTCACCGACTGGGAGCGCCTGCTCGCGCTTCCAGATCCTTGTCTGGTTGAGGAACCACAAAGCACACGGCAACGCGTCCAGGCGGTTGTCAGCAAACTGCAAGGCCGGGGCGGCCAGAGCAAGCCGTTCTTTATCAACCTGGCGAAAAACCTCGGCTACGACATCACCATCACAACGTTTCGACCCGCTCGCGCAGGTATTGCGCGTGCGGGCGATCCTATTTACGGCGGCGACTGGGCGTTCACCTGGCGCGTCAATGCGCCAGCTGTCACGGTCGTTCATGCCGTTGCAGGCATTACCGGTGCCGGTGACCCGTTGGCGGCATGGGGCAACAAAGCGCTGGAGTGCAGGCTTAGCCAGATGAAGCCGGCCGAATCCATCCTGCTGTTTGGTTACGGAGACCATTAATGCAAAAAATCAGCGACAGCACTTCCACCGCCAATGCGCTGGGCGAGTTCACCGAAGGCAATCCCGGTGCTGGCGTGGATGCCACCTTGCTCAAAGCTGCCTGGCTGAATGCCATTCAGCGTGAGCTTGTTGCACTAGTTGAAGCCACCGGCACTCAACTTGACCCGGCTGACGATAGCCAGCTACTCAAAGCAATCCTTGGACTTAAACGACTCGGCGATGGTGCCTACTCAGTCGATACCGGCGAGGCAAATACCTATAAAGCCGCGTATAACCCCGCCGTATCAGAGCTGCTTAATGGAATGGTGCTCCGATTCAGAGCGACCCATGGCAATACAAATGCCAGCACCTTCGCGCCCGATGGACTCCCACCAGCGCCCATAACGGGCAGTGGGCACTCACCACTCCAGGGGCACGAAATTGCGGCGGATGCAGATGTCTGGCTGCAATGGAACGACTCCATCAACTCCGGAGTATGGGTGCTCATCGCTTGCGCAGGTGGTTCGTTTCCAACAGCCAAGGCCAGAAAAACAAACCACGCTGTGACGCTGGGTCAGCTTCAGGATGACCTTCGTGGATGTCGCCGCGTCACTACGTCAGGGACATTCACTGTCCCGGATAACGTTACGACGCTGTACATCTCCGCCTGTGCGGGTGGCGGCGGCGGTGGTGGCGGTGCCGGGAATACAACCATAGGCGCAGCAGGTTCATGTGGCGGTGGCGGCGGCGCTGGCGAATTCGTGACAGACGAGCCCATCGCCGTCACACCTGGCCAGGTCATTCAAATTACGATTGGTGCCGAGGGCAGCGGTGGCGGTGCCGGTACGCAATCCGGGCTGAGCGCAACGCCGGGCAGTGACGGCGGCGACACCGTTATTGGTGAGTTGCTGACGCTAGCGGGTGGCAAAGGTGGTGAGCAAGGCATCAATCCAGGCACGGGCGTATCCGCTGGCGGACTGGGAGGCGACGGTTTTCCGAAAGGTGGCAGTGGCTCTGATGGCTCAACAGCAGTGAATAATGCGGGTTGGCCGGGCGCCAGCGGCGCCGGGGCTTCAAGCCCGTTTGGCGGCGGTGGTCCTGCGCAGCGCAGCGGGATTTATACCGCTGACTCGCCGGTATTTGAGGGCATCGCGGCGGCAGGATTTGGCGCAGGCGGTGGCGGCGGTGCCGCTACGTATACCGGCATAGGCCCAGGTGGCACCGGTGGTGATGGGTCACCGGGTTTTGTCACGATCAAATGGTGAACAACATGACAAAGAGAATCCTTTACAGCGAGACCACCGGCCAGGTGCTGCAATGGCAGGACACTGAACACTGGAACTATGCCGATGCCCCAACAGGCACCGCGATTGAGCCGGTCAATGATGAGCAATGGGAACGCCGGAATGTATTGAAATGGTTCATCGACGGGCTGTTGGGCGAGGTTGGCCCGACCGCAAATACATAGAAAGAGGGCTGCCAGCGTCAGTGTTAGAGCACTGACACTGGCCGCCGATCCGCAGTCTAGAGCTGCAAACCCGCCAAGGCCCCCTGCTCACGCGCGAGCGGCAAGGAGCCTACCAGAGTCGGAAGGTTTGTAGACATGCAGGAAATACGTTGTGGCCATTGCGCCCGCAAACTCGCCGCCGCGTGCGGCTTCGTTGAATTGCAAATCAAGTGCCCGCGCTGCCGGACACTCAATCATTTGAAGGCCGCGAGCCTCCTGAACACGCCTCCGAGCGTCGATGTCATCAGGAGCGTTCATGCATCAGGCGTCAATCCGTCCACCCCATCACCCACCTCGGCCGGGTGATTACTCACTACCAGTCAATGAGTTGCCCGGTTACATCAATGGAACAGAAGCAGTTGCCGGATTCGGCACTCGCGACTTTTACGTCGCGACGCTCCCCAGAGCAGTGGCGTGTCAGATTATTCGGGACCGTCACTACTCAAGGCGGATTGTGAATAACAGCTTTATCCACCTTGGAATCTGGGTGCATTCCACCCTGCGAGGCGTGCTGCAATTTGGCTATGCGTTGAATCCACGACGCGCTGACCGATTTGTCGCAGGCACCCAGATAGGGGAATATCTAGAAC